GCCGCCGCACATGATCGGGGACACCGAGAAGTCGACCAGCTGGGGCACCGGCATCGAACAGCAGAAGCAGGGCTTCCTCACCTTTACGGCCGAGGAAGACCTGGTGATGTGGGAAGAGGGGATCACCACCGACCTGATCGGCGAGGACGACTTGTTCGCCCGGTTCAACCGGGCCGCTTTCCTCCGCGCCGACCTGAAGACCCGATACGGCGCCTATCGTGAAGGGCGTAACGGCGGGTGGCTGTCGAAGAACGACATCCGCGGGTTCGAGGACATGAACCCGATCGAGGACGGCGACGATTACGATGCGCCGCTCAATTCCAACACCGCGCCCGAGCAGCAGCAAGGATCCGAAGAATGACCACGAAGCCGCGCTTCCGCGTGATGGCCAAGGCGCGTCCCGGTGCGCTGCCCGTGCCGGCCGAGAAGACCATTTCCGCCCTTACGAAGTCCAGCGTGCTCGACAAATGGGGCGACGAGGCGGCGGGCGTGCGCGCAGTCGAGCGTGGCGACAACGTGATCACGATGTTCGACATCATCGGCGAGGACTTCTGGAGTGGTGGCGGCGTCACGGCCAAGAAGGTCTCGGCGCAGCTGCGTGCGATCGGCGACCGGCCGGTGGAGGTGCAGATCAACTCTCCCGGTGGGGACATGTTCGAAGGCATCGCAATCTACAACGTGCTGCGCGAGCATCCGCAGGATATCACGGTCAAAGTGGTGGGGATGGCCGCATCGGCCGCGTCGATCATCGCGATGGCGGGCGACCGCGTGGAAGTGGGCGCGGCCAGTTTCCTGATGATCCACAACTGCTGGGTGGTGGCGATCGGCAACCGACACGACATGGCTGAGACCGCGGGGTGGCTGGAGCCGTTCGATGCAGCGATGCGCGACGTCTATGTCGCGCGATCTGGCCAGAGCGCGGAAGATATCGCGAAATGGATGGACGCCGAGACGTTCATGTCCGGCAGTGTGGCGATGGAGCGCGGATTCGCCGACGCGCTGCTGCCATCCGACCAGATCGACACCGATGAAGATACGAAGGCAGCCGATCGCAAGATCAACGAGCTGCGCGCGATGGAGCTGACGCTGGTCGCCGCGGGACATACGCGAACCGACGCACGGGCCCGAATCTCCAAGATCAAGGAAGGGGGCACGCCGGGCGCTGCCACCACCCTCGACCCCCCCACGCCGGGCGCTGGGGATACCGAACTGACCGGCGCGCTTGCCGGTCTCCTCAGCACAATCCGCTCATAGGGAGCACACCATGAAGAACATCCGTACCGCCGCGCTGATCGGCGCGAGCTCTGCTGTCCTCGCGATGCCGGCTGCGGTGCACGCCATGCCGCGCGCCGAGACCAACGATCCCATGGCACTGATCGGGCAGATCAATGCCGCCGTGCAGGAACTGCGCGAGACGAACGAAGCGCAGCTCAAGAGCAAGGTCGACGACGCGCTCTACACCGAGAAGATGGATCGCATCGACGCCGATATCGGCACGCTGACCAAGGCACTCGAAACGGCGCAGGCCGACCTCGCTGCCGCGCAGTTGGGCGGCGGCGCAGGCGATACGCTCTCGGCCGAAGCGCAGGCGCATGCCGACGCGTTCAACGTCATGTTCCGCAAGGGCAAGGAACCCGAGAACGGGCTGCGCGAGCTGGAAGTCAGCGCGGGCCTCACCACCCAGTCCGATCCCGATGGCGGCTACCTGGTCCCCGACCAGATGGAAGGCACGATCGATCGCGTTCTCGGCATGCAGTCTGCTGTCCGCAACCTCAGCCGCGTGGTGAACATCTCGGGCCAGACCTACAAGAAGCTGGTCAATATGGGCGGAGCCTCTTCGGGCTGGGTAGGCGAAACCGAAGAGCGCCCCGAAACCGCGACCCCGACGCTGCGCGAGATCGCGATCGAGGCGCACGAGCTCTACGCCAACCCGGCCGCGACGCAGACCGCGCTGGACGATGCGGTGTTCAACATCGAGCAGTGGCTGGCCGATGAGGTCTCGATCGAGTTCGCCGAGCAGGAAGGTGCGGCTTTCGTTGCCGGCGACGGCGTAAAGCGCCCGCGCGGCATCCTCTCCTACGATGCTGTCGAGAACGATAACCACAGCTGGGGCAAGCTCGGCTATGTCGGCACCGGCGGGGCGGCGGGCTTTGCCGCCGAAGATCCCGCCGATGCGGTGATCGACCTGTACTACGCGTTGCGCGAACAGTATCGCCAGGGCGCGACCTTCCTCACCTCCGATCGGGTGATGGGCACCGTGCGCAAGATGAAGGACGGCGACGGCAACTACCTGTGGGCACCGCCCACCGCAGCCGGCGAGGTCGCGACGATCCTGCAGAAGCCGGTGGTCACCGACGACAACATGCCTGCCCTGGGCGCCGGGCAGATCCCGATGGCCTTCGGCAACTTCCAGCGCGGCTATCTGATCGTCGATCGCCAGGGCATTCGTGTGCTGCGCAACCCCTACCTCAAACCGCCGTTCGTGTTCTTCTACACGACCAAGCGCGTGGGCGGCGGCGTCGTGAACTTCGAGGCGATCAAGCTGCTGAAGTGCGAAGAATAGGCGCTTCGCCGAACTGACACGAGGGCGGCGGATTTGCGCCGCCCTCTCCTTCGCCGCCGCATCAGCGGCGGGGTGGGAGAGGCGGGATACCCGGCTCCACCACGAGTGACAGGAGAACCTCCATGAAGATCCACGACCTGCACAGCAAGATCGCCGTGCGCCGCGCCATCAGCCCTATTTCGGTGGCAGACAACACCGCCCAGGTGAGCCAGATTATCGATCGCCAGGGCTTTACCGGCCTGGAATTCGCGATTGCCACCGGTTCGCTCGCCGATGCGGACGCGACCTTCACCACGCTGCTCGAGCATGGCGACGCGGCCAATCTTTCGGATGCGACGGCGGTGCCCGACGACCAGCTGCTGGGCACCGAAGCCGACGCCAGCTTCACCTTCGCCAACGACGACGAGACGCGCAAGATCGGCTATGCCGGCAACAAGCGCTACGTCCGCCTGACGATCACGCCGGCAGCGAACGCCAGCGCAGGCCTGCTGAGCGCGGTCGCGCTGCTGGGCGGCGCCGCGGACGCACCGGTCGTCTGAGGCTGATGGGGCGAGCTGCGGCTCGCCCCAGGCTTCACCACACCATGGCCGGTTTCATCAGCCTTGCGGATGCCAAGGCGCATCTGCGCGTGCTCCACGATGAGGAGGACGTTGGCATCCAGGCGCTGATCGATGCGGCGAGCGAGCTGATCGAGCTGGAGACAGGCTACGTCGCGGTAGAACGCGAGGCGGAGACCTTCGCATTCGATCGGTTCGATCGCGTGCTGGAGCTACGCAAGCGCCCGGTCGATCCCGAGACGATTGTTGTTGGCTATCTGGATACCAATGGCGAGGCTCAAAGATTTACCGATCGCCGAGTCTACGTGAAGCAAGACACGGTTCGCATCGTGCCCGCGCCGGGCCATGTCTGGCCGCGTGCATTGTGTGGGCAAGGTGCGGTCACGGTTAGCGCCACGGTTGGATTCGGCGCGACGGCGGAAGCCGGTGCAGCCGGTGCCCCGGAGACGGTGAAACACCTGATCAGGCTCCTTGTGGCTTACTGGTACGACAATCGCGGCGCAGCCGAGAGCGGCAGCGTGGATGCAGACCTGCGCATTGCCATCCGATCGCTGTTCGAACCCAATCGCATGCTCCGCGTCTGAAGAAGGAACACGATTATGCGCGTGAAAACCGTGCGGCCGCACCGCAACGATTACGAGAACGACCTGGGTAAGCTGGGCTGGAAGCATACCGGCACCGAGTACGAGCACCCGGATCCCGCGGAGGACATCAAGCGCGGGCTGATCGAGCCGATCGGCGAGATAGCGAGCGAGGGTAATCAGACCGATGCGGACGATGAGCGAGAGCCTGAAACCGGCAAAGAAGAGGCGAGGGCGCCTGCTAAGCCGGCGAAGTCTACTGAAACCAAGCGGTCAAGTGGCCGCAGCACGCGCCGCTAGGAGTTTTTAATGTCGACTGCAGGTCAGCGTGACCGAAAGA